ACATTTCCAAGATAGGAGCGATAATCCTCAATATCTCGTATTTCAACTGTCATCTTTATTCATTAATTTTAATAGCTCGCTCGTAGAGCCCACAAAAAGATTGTTATTGACTGTTTCTTTCTTATCTTCTGGTTTTTCACCAGTAAGCTTTTGTTTCTTTTCGTGCATGCCTAATAGATCATTGTTCATATCGCCCATTGTTTTAATCATCGTAGCGAGTACTTCGTATGCTCGGGGGTGTTGTGATTGATCTGCAACAGCAAGAAGCTCGTCAATAGCACTATGACCTTTCTCAATTAAATCATAGAAATTTTGACGGACATATTTGGTATCGTTCTCTATTTCTTTGTCGGTTTCATGCAGAGATGGCCGATAAGTCGTGGGTAATGGTTTATCATCATCGATTTCAATAATCGTTGTTGATTTGACATCTAAAATGTCATCGAGTTGTGCATTATCTTTCATGTCTTTATCCTTCACTGATCAGGCCATGGATCATCTATAGTAACTGCAAAGCCGAAGTTCGAGTTAGCTGCAATTTGATCGGCATCGAGTGATACCAGATCAGGAGCAGAAATAGTCACTGCAGGTGTACTTGTATAACCGGACCCACCATTTGTTATAATTATTTGTGATACAGAATCTGAAGTATCGATAATAGCTGTAGCAGTTGCGTTTGCTCCGCCTCCACCTGTAATAGTAACAGTTGCTTCGCTATAACCTACACCGTCATTAACGATAGTAATATCTGTAACTTCTCCATCTGTAATAGATGCAATAGCAGTAGCTTGTTCACTATTCAAACTAGTATATATTGTTGGTGTATTGTTAGCTAATAATCCTGGTTGATTTATGATTCTAGCTGCAACATTGAGATCCGGATCTGTTCCGTTAGGCGCGAGAGTAATATCATCATATAATGTAGCATCGAAAATTTGTGTATTAGCAAGGTTGATTATCTCTTGCTTATAAACTGGCCCGAAGAAAACACCTTTCATTGTAAAATCCAATTGCCATATCAATGCACGTCTCTCTTCGAATGAGCCTTCATATACATCATCTTGACTGACCGAAGTCAAAACCAATGGAATATCTAATTTGATATCGATAGGTGCATCATCGACGAGTTGAATTGTTGATGTCCATTCAGGTGTAAAGAACGGTAGGATCTGTTCGATAATACGAGTACCATCTGTTGTGTTCTTTACGAAAATAGAAAGTGAAAAATTAATGTCATACGGGACTGGATTATAGACATGTTTCTTTTTAGTATTGTCATCGGTAACCGTAGTAACGAAGCTATTACGCGTAGGTAATTTTCTTTCTGGAGCATAATTGAATCCTGTAATCTCAAATCCCATTCTCGGTAAAACGATAGAGAAAGGATTTTCTTGTGGATCTCTGTTACTGTCGATACCATCAATACGAGCCAAGAATTTTTCTCTTGGTCCATACGAAAGTGGTACCTTCAGTGACTGCTTTACATTACCTGCATTATCAGGACGATTGATCCAAATATCATTAAAGAGTGTGCCAAAAAGTATGACATACTTCCTCAATGTATCGTGGTAAAAAGTTCTTCCAAACATTAGTATCGCCCGTCGTCGCTAAATGGATCTGCTTCTGAGAAGTCAATAAATCCATCAGCCAAAGTTTCGAATGTGCCGCCATCATTAAACACATCATCTGGTTGCCAATCAGTTACTACACCTAGCGGCCGACCAGTATTTGCATCCATAATAACATTATTATTTGCATCGTATGTAACACCATCATCAGCATCTGCTACAAGTGTGTATTTCGTTTCAAGTGAATCAATTGCATCAACGCCTGTATTTAAATCTTCACCGCTATATTCAAACTGCTCGCATATTAAATCATAACACTGTAACGCGCCTAATTGATAGAAGACAGGAGCCTCGTGTTCTGCATACTTGATCTGATATATTTTTTCAGTAAGAGGGAAATAAATGATGTCGCCTTCTTTCGGTCTTGGTGAATCTTCGTAATCACCAATGACTTCATTATATCTTTTATTTGCTACTGTAAATGTAATTTGATCACGGATTTGAATATTAAAGCGTGATAAGAAATCACCTTCACCTTCAAATCCTTCGACGTTTTTGATGTACATCTCGATTTGATACGAATCGTTATATTGTGAAAGTGCATCAGAATTGAAGACATTATCGCGTGCCACAACTGTACGTGGACAGAACCAAACATCGTGTCCATATATTTTAATAGACTCAATGATCAGATCCTCAATAAGAGTCTGTTCAGGCGAGTTATAAAAATTATCAAAATATGGGTTTGTAGCCATGTACAATTCCTAGTTTTACAGTATAATTAGCTAATGCTAACCAATCATATCCATTACAGGCAGACTGTAGTTGCTGATCATCTCTTCTTCTAGTTTAGTGATTTCTGCCTGCGCTTCGTCGTAGATTTGTCTACCGTTAAACGTCACACCACCAGGTAATTGAAGTCCTTCGAATTTTGTAAGGTTTGTGCCCCATTGTCGTTTGATTAATTGCGAAGTATAATATTGTAGCCATCTATCCGCCCATACATCTGTGTATGTTGCTGGATCTACAAGTTCATAAGCTTCGACGAGTAAATATTGACCGACCTCTAAATCACCCGCTGTCTCGTCAATATGTAATCGATTACGATGACGATTATATCGTATTTGTGGTTTACCTACGAGCAATTCAGATACGAGAGAAAGATGTTCCATCGTCATATAGTAATCAATCAACGCCACATTCGTCAATGTGTAGAGATCATTCAGCGCGATCTGATAACGTATATTGAAGATATCACCGGATGAAGTATTAGGATCGCCGATTGGAAAAAGCTTTACTGCACCAATAATATTTTCTGGCAGATCGATGTACTTATTTGATACAGTATTAGCATCGATCTCGTGCTTATAATATATTTTCTCTGCGCCATCAAAGTGGTAGTCCCAGTAAAAACGCAACGCTTGGTCGATACGATCTTCTACTTGTGTATCGTCAACGTTGATTTCTATAACTGGCTTGCCAAGAGATCGGAGGCAATACTCCTTAAAGTCATCTCTCGTTGTTGGAACTGCCATTTGTTTTCTCCGTATTTCGTTATTTTATTTATGCTACTTTGGTGTAGATACGGCCGCCTTCGCCATAGTTATCTGGCTTTATCTTCACAACAATTTCTCGTATATCTTCTATAGTTGCCTTCATATTAGTTTCAGTCTTAACTCTAGCGATGATCTCGGTTTCTTCGGCAACCTGAGTAATTATATTTACCTCAGGTCTAATCTTAACATTGATGTCCATCGCGATGGCAAGGTCGTTGGCAGTTTGACCAATACCACGTACTCTTGAATTATTCTCAATATTGCGAATAGCACCAGTTATTAGTTTGACAGTTCTAACACCACTACTGAGTGCAGAAGAACTTGATACGAGATCACCTGTACCAGATACTATTGTTATGGTACGAGTACTAATACCTCTTACAGATCCTGATATACTTTGTGGTAGATTTCCATTAGTTGAAACAATCTCGCGTTCAACTACTCCGGAAACAGAGCTATTTGTTGATACTAGCGAAGTTGACTTATTTGTAACTTCTCTTTCTGCAATACCGCTGGCAATAGATGTTGTTATTCCGTCTATATCGCCTGTCAATACAATTTCGCGTTCTGCTATACCAGAAGCGCTAGATGATGTAGAAACAAGTGAAGTTGATGTATCTACAACCTTTCTTGTACCATCACCAAGTACTGAATCACCAGATACTAAATCACCGAAACCACTAATAGAAGTTATTCTACGTTTACCTACACCGCCAACTACACTTGTTGAACCTTGTATGGGAGTAGCTTTCGAAACTATTGTTCGAATACCACTACCACTTGTACTAGCACCAACAGCTACAAGTGAATCAACTCCTGGTACTTCACGCTCAGCTATACCACTAATTGAGCCTGGAATTGATTGTGGTAAATGAGTAAACGTACTAGTAATAATACGTTCAGCTACGATCGGTGTTTGTACTATTGAAGTGGTAGCTACAACATTTGTAGAAACAGATATAATTGTCCTTTCGGCAATACCAGCAGTAGAAGTACCAACTGTAATTAAACTACCATTTCCTGGTATTCTACGTGTGCCATCACCGACAACTGCGTCGTCTGCAACAAGATCTCCAAATCCCGTAATTGATGTAATTCTTCTTTCACCAACACCAGTTGCATTTGATACACCGGCCGCACCATTACCACTACCAACTACAATACGTTCAACTAATCCGTTGACAGCAGCATTAACCGCAACAACATTAGTTGATTTAGAATTTATAGTACGTTCAGCTGTACCAGATGTACTTGCAGTGACTTGCGGTAAATCTCCTGTTTGCACAACACTGCGTACACCGGATCCCGCTACTTCTGCCCCAACTGCAACGAGCGAATCAGTTCCTGGCAACTCACGTTCGGCAATACCACTAATTGAGCCTGGAATTGATTGTGGTAAATCAGTAAATATACTTGTGACAGTACGTTCAGCAATACCTCCAACTACAGATATTGTTGATATAAGTGATGTAGATTTAGATACAACTGTTCTAATACCAGAGCCAGAAGTTGATGCAGTTGTAACAAGATTTGCAGAAACCGCAGGTATTCTACGCGTACCATCACCAACGACTGCATCATCCGCTACGAGATCACCAAATCCTATAATCGATGTAATTCGTCTTATACCTACACCGCTGACACTTGGTATAGTTGTAGTTGTATCACCACTTCCAGGTATAATTCTCTCGGCGATACCAGCAGTAGTTGCTGAAGTAGTGAGATCTGTTGCTGTCGATACAATTGTTCGCTCAGCTATACCGCTAGTCGAAGCTGATGTTATTAAACTAGCTGATGTTGATACGACCGTACGTTTACCTACACCACTTGTACTAGCTCCAATAGCAATGAGTGAATCTGTTCCGACAACTTCTCGTTCACCAGTACCAACAGTAGAATTGCCAGCAACAAGATCACCAAATCCGGATATAGATGTTATAGTTCTTTCACCTACACCTGATACAGATGCTGATGTTACCAAACTTGTCGATGTCGATACAATAGTTCGTTCAACAATACCAGATATGCTTGCTGCTGGTTGAGAAATACCAGATGTAAGTACAATTGTACGTTCGGCTATACCAGCCGCAATAGAATTAGTCGCTGCAAGTGTCGCAGATACTGATGGTATTCTTCTTGTACCATCTCCTACAACTGCATCACCGGCTACAAGATCACCGATTCCAGTAATAGAAGTAATTCTTCTTATACCAGAACCAGTTACTGAAGCACTTGTTACTAAATCGGTAGAAGTGGATACAATAGTTCGTTCTGCAATACCTGCAGTCGAAGCTGACGTAACGAGTCCAGCTGAAGTAGAAACAACTGTTCGAGTACCACTACCGCTCGTACTAGCACCAACAGCGACAAGTGAGTCTGTACCAGGAACTTGACGTTCACTAATACCTGATACACTACCATTATTTTGTGGCAGTGTTGTAGATGTACTCGTAATAATTCTTTCAGATACACCAGTAGTGCTAGAATTAACTACTATGAGAGATGTAGATGTAGATACGACCGTTCTTTCAGCAATACCACTTGTGCTAGAATTAACAGCAACTACATTTGCTGATGTAACAACTTTGCGTGTCGCATCACCAAGAACTGAATTACCAGATACAAGATCTCCTGCACCTGTAGCAATAATTGTTCTTGTACCAGTTCCCGATATAGTTGCAGATGTGGTAAGATTTGCCGACGTAGATACAACTGTTCGTTCGCCAACACCTGCAGTATTACCATTTGAAACAGTAAGAGAAATAGATGTTGTAATTTCTCTTTCAGCAGTACCTGAAACTACAGATCCGACAGCAACAAGTGAGCCCGTGCTAGTGAGCTCGCGTTCAAGTGTAGAGGATACAGAAGAATTAGTGGATACAAGGGAAGTAGATGTCGATACAATTGTACGTTCTGCAATACCGCTTGTAGAACTATTAACTGCTACAAGACTAGCAGACGTAACAACCTTACGTGTTGCATCTCCCAATACGGAATTGCCAGATACAAGATCACCCGTACCTGTAGCAATGATTGTTCTTTCGCCGACACCAGATATAGAACCATCTGTAGCAGTAAGAGATACGCTACTCGTAATTACACGTTCTGCAATACCAGTAACAGCAGTGCCGGCACAAACGACTGTACCAGTTCCGGGTAGTTGTCTTTCTGGAGATGTGGTAACTGAACAGTCACCAGCTACGAGATTTGTATTAACACTGAATACCGTTCTAGCGCTAGAGCCAGATACAGCACTATTAGTAATACCAAGAACGCCAGCAGTAACTTCTTCATATTTAATTACATAGCCAATATCTACGTAATTATTACTGCCCGGCGGTGTTCCGTCAACTACATAAACTATTCTAGCCATAAATCACCCGCATAACAAAGGGCAGAATAAACCTGCCCTTGTATGTTAGATCTCTTTGGCCGGAAACGAGGTAACGGTCAAAGACTTCGTTACCCAAAACCATTGTTAATTAATTCGGCGCAGTATAAGTCAGAGAGCTGACAGAGATTGTATCACCAGTACCGATGTTCACAGACGAAAGCTGAATTGAACCCGTTCCGGTGTCGTCATCAGTAACGTCACCAGTAAAGATCGTATTGCCATTCGAATCTTGTACTTCGAAGTACGTTACTGTTGATGAGTCACCAGATGACCAACCATTTGTATTGGCCAATGTATTGGTATCAGCTGTAATAGTATTAGCGGTCGCGACACCGTTAGCTGCTGGACTAAAAGCTACAGTACTAAAAGTCAATTCTGCAATAACAGCATTTCCTCCAGCATGTACAGTACCTGTATCATAAAAAATAAGTTTACCTGCTGCACCGCCTGCGTCAATACGATCGACAACGGTATCAGCTATCAGATTCCGTACGTCGTCTGGATGTTCTAGTGTTGCCATTAGCACTTTCTCCTTGAGTTTCTTTTTTTGAATCTTTCGATGTCAATCTTAATTTTTGTATGGTACCATCTGCGCGTTTAATTTCTATAACACCAGATATACCAGATTTATGTTCATCGTCTTTCATATCTATCCATTATTTATACATGTTTATTCTTTATACCAATTCACCTAATTAGGTGTTTGCAGATGGCTGATCGATATTCATAGTTGGCCATTCTGGAGGTAATTCTACAGGATCTGCAGGAATTTCTACATGATTATCTCTTTTTACTGATGCATATTTATATAGAGATCTGAGCATTTGATGTACATCTGCATATGTTGCTGTTCCAACGATATTATCATCAGAATCTAGCAAATTGAATTCTTCTGATGCATTTTCAGAAGAAAATTCTTCCATGACATAAGTTCCTGTAGGACCTAATGAAACAATTGTTCCATCTTCGTTCACAATCGCATATTCTTCATTAAAGCGCATCGAAGGATTTAAGCCTCCAGAAGGTAAACAATTATTTACCATAATTGACTGTGCTCGCGTATAAATCGCTTTATTTTCTTGTTTGTATCTTGTTGTCACTTTTTTCTCCTAAGTTCTCAACACAAATGGATTAAAATTATAAGTAGTACCATAAGTATTTCCTTTTCTTAAAACCATTGATCTTAAAAAATACTGATTATTATTATGGCCCTCAAAATCTATAATAACATAAGGATAAGTCGAATTTACTGTAAATGTACTAAACCCAGAACTCGCCATATATGTATAGCTGCCTGAACTCCAACCTTTAGAATTTATAGAATAATTAGTATAGCTTCCTGAAAGAAATCCGCTTGAGTACCCACGAACAATTGCATAAGTAGTGCCAGAATTGTATATACGAATGTAATAAGCAAATTTATAGGTTCCTGGCTCTAAATACCCTAAGTTTACAACTAAATTTGCTGCGGTATTTCCTCCGGTCCCGCCATTTGCAGCATACATATAACCTACTCTATTATAGCTTGTACTCCCCGACCAGTTATAAGCAACTCGCGCGGACGCACTACCGGTTCCACCAGCAAAAGTTGATTGATAAGTCTGATTAGTTTCTGCATTTGTTGCATTGTCTAGCCAACCTCTAGCACCCGTTGCCCCTCTATAAGCCGATAAATTTTTCTGCGCGCCTGAAGTCCATGGAGTATCATTTGCTTGACCATAAGCAACCGAAGTTTCTCTAATCAATTCATTATCAAAGTTCAATTGCGCAGAATTATTTGTGTTATGGTAAAAGCATCGATTAAAATCATAGCCTAGTCTTATCTGTCCTGAAGTAGGAATATTATAGGACATTAGGGGAGTTCTGCTGGGTCAATAGGATCTGGCACATCTTCTTGCTCTCTAATTACTCCGACAGCAATCTTGTGCTCTACGCCTTTCGCAACTTCCGCCACGCGAGTTTCAGTTG